CTTCAGGCTGCGGGCGGCATGCATGGCATACACCTCACAATCCAGCGCCTCATTGCGCCGACCTGACTTGCATTGCCACACCAGGCGACCACGCACACTCTTGTGCGGCACCTTGACCTCAGCCGTGAGCTGCTCGTAATAGTCGGGGCGCACCGTTTTCATCCAGTGCATGCGCCCGGGCCCGGCACCGTCGAGCTTGATGCGCCCGCCTTGTGCGTCCACCCCAAGAATTAAATCCTTGGCGGTTTGCGTGCCCACCATGTAGGGACGAATGCCTGACGGGTGCGGTTTGTGCCGCCCGTTGGTGTCCACACTGATCTTGGGAGCGCTGAAAACATCCTTGCCCACATCGACCGAGCGGCCTTTGATCGCCATAAACCCCCGGTTCAAGCGGCGGCGTACATAGCTGTAAACCGCGTCTTGCGTCTGGCCATCCGAGCTGTCAATGCTGGCTGCGCGGATGCGCAACATGGCGCCCCCCGCATGCGAGAAGCCACCCGACAGCAAGGCGTCCAACTCAAACCAAGCACCCGATTGCGCCTCGTTCATGCTGCCGTCATCGTTCCAATGGACCATCAAAGTGCGCCCGGGTATCTCACCCCACCACACCAACCAACTCTCTTCGCCTCGGCCCCAGGCGCGGATCACAATCGCCAGCCGGTCATGCTGCACGTCCACGCCTGCCGTGAGTACCACACCGCCCCACGGAATCGTCAGCTCGGCGTAGTCCTTGGCCCGCAGCCGCAACCGCTCCACATCCGGCACGTTGCTCTGGTAGGCGTAAGCCAGACCCTCGGTGTTGTTGCGAAAGCTGCGCAGCTTGGTGTCGTCGCCCTGCGCCATCGCATGCTGCGCGGTGAGGTATTTCTCCACCAGGCGCGGCATCAATGACCCGGGGAACGGGCTGTACAGCTCGTTGATATAAAAGCCTGCAATGCCGTGAAACGAGGCTGAGGCTTTCCAGACACCAAGCCGCACCGTGCGCGTCTTCTCGGCGTCCGTCCAAAGGCTGCCACAGTGCGGGCAGCAGTAGCGGGCCGACTCAGGCACCGCCTGGCCAAACACCTCATGCGCCTGGCTGGGCTCACTCGTCCAACGCACTTGCGCCCATGCCAGCACCTGACTCTCGCCACACGACGGGCACGGCACCCAAAACTCGCGCTGGTCGCTCGACTTGTAAGCATTGTCAATCCGGCTGAATCCCTCCACCGTTGGCGTGCCGCCAAAGATCACCTTGCGCCGCGTGTAAGACTTGGTGCGCTCCTCAAGCAACGTGATCGTGTCACCCTGGTCTTTCACGTTGCTGTTGCAATCGTCCGGCTCCTCCACCGCCACCACAGGAGCAGGGGTGGACTTCACGCTCGACGGGCTGTTAGAGCCCACCAACTTCAGGAAGCCACCCGGAAAACTTTTGAAGTCCCAGCGGTTATCACGATCGCGCACCTTGTGAATCGGAATCCGCGCCGCCAGCCGGGGCGAGACCTCCACCATCGGCGTCAGCTTTTCGTCATTGAACTGCTTGGCCGCTTCGCTCTTGGCAAACATGATGATCATGGGCACCGGATCAATATCAATCCTGCGCCCGATGTAGTTCAGCAACACGCCATCCGTCCAAGCCACCTGCGCCGACTTGCGGCAAACGATCTTGAAAATCTTAGGGTCGTCCAACGCCTCATGAATCCCAGCCACCCAGGGCGTGATGTTCGGGTTGTAGATCCCCGGCTTGGCCGAGGCCTTGCTCGACATCCTCCGATACCGCCGCGCCCAATCAGTCGTCGTCAACTTCTCTTGGGGCGCTAGCAACTTCGCTAGACGACGCACGAGCGCCTTCACGCTCGGGGTCGTATCGAGCAAGTTGGGCGAGGGTTTCACGTATGTGTTCTTCGATTAATTGCGCATCCAGGTCAATGCCATAAAGTGCGTCGATTTCAGTTTTAAGCTTGTCGCCCAGGGCTGACAACTCGGTGCGAAAGGCGCCAATCATTTGCGCCAGCTCGGGCTCTAGTTGTTCCAAGTTCACCAACTGGCACTTCTTCTCGGCCAGCGTAAAAAGCTTCAGCTCACGGTCAACACGCTCAGTCAATGAGCGCTCCCGCGTCAAGTCCATTTCGCCATCGCTTGATGTGTGCCCTGCAGCAGCTGTGCGAAGCTTCAGGATGTAGGCCACACGAATGGAATCCATGCTCGCTGTTTTCCAAGCAATTCCCATCTCGGCCATATGCCTGCTAACTGCCGCCTGGTCGAGTGACAGGTGTTCGGCGATTGCTTTTTGTGTTGGCATAGCCAGCATTCCTTATGTTTATGACCCCCCTGCAAATTCTGAAACTAGCCGATTTTCGGGGTCATGGACTGCGCGTTTTCTGAGGCCAGGAAGGACCCGGGATTTTCAGCGGCTCAGGTTCTTTATCTCATGCGCGAGGCGCTCAGAGAAGGTTGACCTGATCATCTGCTGCATGATCAACTGGATGCGTTCAGTGGAGTAGGTGCCACCCACACTAGGGCCGTACAGCTTACGGATGGGGAAGTCATGCCATCCGCCACGGCCGCCCTTCTTGTATTGTTTGGAATGGCGCACCACCGTCTTGCCAGCCGCCTTGTCCTCGACGTACACACCCTGACGACCATTGCGTAACTGCCCAATGAATGCGCCTTTGATCAGCTTCTTCTCGCCATGCACCTTAACTGTCACGCCAGCCTTGGACTCCCTTGGGCTGAACTGCATAAGACTCTTCACCTTACGCTTGACCTTGAGGGTGGCAACCAATCGACCCTGTGTTGCCTTTAATACATTAATGGCCTGCTTAATCTCTGTGGATGTGAAGTTGTACCCATCAGTGCGCAGCTCGCTTGAGGCTTGTGTGCGTGCCATGTCACCCGTGCGATTCAACGCACGAGGGATGGCTTTATCAACTACATCCTGCCTATAGCGCTCCATGCCAGCCAGCACTTCAGCGATGTTGCTTTGGACATTAATCTGCATGGTTGTTTTGGTGCAGGTTACGGTGTCCTGCGCTCCCTTATTGAGCCGCTTGATAACAGTCTTTATGGGTTAATTGATTGCGTAAAGGCCTCGCCAGTGCCATGCGTGTCACTTAATACGATGCACACCAGGACACAGCCGCCTATTCGTGAGTGCAAAGAAAAACCCCGGCAGAGGTGAATCAGACCGGGGTTTAGGGGTTGGTGAATCAATGATCTTGTCACTAATTCCACAGCTTGCCAGAAATGTAGCAGTGAGGCTCTATGTTGACAAACTACTTTCTTTTTTATTTTCAAGCCATCTTTCAACAGCTTTGTCTGCATCGCACAGGTTTTGGGACACGGTTGACTCAGCCTTTCTCATCTTCAAAGCAGTCAGATGGCGGGGGCAGTTGCGGGCATACGTCAGCATCAACACCAGGTAGAGGTGAGCTTTATGGAACTGTAACGACAGCACGGCAGCATTGATCTCAATCGCATCGTCCACCAGAATATCCAACTCAGCATCACGACACCCCGACTTTGACATCAAACGATAGAAGGTGCTTTGTGCTGGGTAGCCCTTAGCCACATACTTGTCAGAGTTGCACCAGCGTGACCAGTTCTCAAGCCGGTGTTTGATCTCTTCAATGCGTGCCATGTCGGAACACTCCTTCGCTGGCAAAGAACACCACATCCACTGGCCCATACAGCCGTTGCCAGCGCACCAGCTCACGGCCCACATCGCCCTTGTCAAACGGCTGACCAACCACCCGCCTGCCCTCAATCGCATGGAAGCAGTTAGGCTCACCCCGCAAGCCCCGGCGCACCCACACAAACACCTCATTGCCCATCACAGCAGCCTTGGCCAGGATGGCAGCATAGGTCACAGGCATAAACCGCTTGATCTCTTCAATCTTGGCTGAAACATCATTATTTGCTGTCCTAGTGTCCATACTGTCCAACCTTTTATATAGAGTAAATAAGTGATACGGATGAGCCCGCGAGCGCGTGGGCGGGTGTGCCTGCTTGTGCCTGCCCGCCTTGAGATAAGGCGCTGGGCACTGACCCAATCCACAGTTGGCAATGCAGTAGCTTCAACCCCAGTTACCTAGGGATTGAGGCTGCTGGTGGTCTCTATGCAAACCACTGGCCACCATGGACACTTGGACACTTTCAGGTCATGGGGGCAGCCGATGACATCCCCGCAACCGCACCGCAATGGGGGCGCAGCGCACCTCCCAGCCCTTCGGGCGCACTACTGCCAATCTTGCGTCTGGTAGTGCTTGCAACACGGCGCGTTTCTGGTGCTACGGGCAGCAGCCCACAGCACCTAGTCATCGCCCTTGTTGTAAAAATTTGCATGGAATTTGGAATGATCAGAACGGCTCGTCGTCGCCCGGCTCAGTCGTTGGTAGCACCGCCTTCAAAGGCGTCCGCTCCATATCGTTTTCAACTTCATCAGACGGCCACTTAGCGGGCCTTGAATAGCCGTTGTTGCGCACACCAAGTATCTGTTTTTTATTTGAGACCCATCCCTGAAACTCGAGCCAGCTGCGGATATTGTTATCAAGCGCAGGCGTCGATTTAGCTACATCAACATCAAGCGCCTTTATGATCTGTGCTACCGTCAAAAAGTCAGCCAGGTTATTGACGATAAGGCCCGACTCAGAACCAGTTGGATCACGCGTCAGCAAACGCAGTAGCTCACTATGCACCGGTGATTCCACCAACCTGGATTCCTGCATTGGTGCAAACAATCGCTTTTCCTCGCTTGACTTAGGCGTGTAGCGCACCCTTTGCCCATATAACTCAAAGGCTTCCGCAAACAATTGATCACGGTACTTTTGCAGCCAAACCGTGTTAATTTCATGCTTTACTGGAATCGGCCAAAAGCGCCGATTTCCCGTTCGGTCGCGTAAATAAGTTTTCTCATTTGTCGTTCCAACCAAGACACATTGACGGGGAAACTTCTCCACCGTCGTGCCATATGCGACCCGATAACGATCTACCTCTGATGAGATAAACGCCTTGATTGAGCCCACCTCTGATTTGCTGAAATTTGCCATTTCAGCAATTTCATACAACCATAAGCCCTGCACCTGTTCCTGAGCCTCCTTGCCGTGACCAACCTCAAAAGGCGTGTCACTGTAAAAATCTTTGCTACCCAAAATCTTGACCATCGTGGACTTGAACAAGCCCCCTTTACCCTCAAGCACTGGGCAATAATCAAACTTGCAACCGGGCTCCATCACACGGTTCACCATACCCAGCAGCCAATACCGGCCAACCAGCTGGAAATATTCAGCCATAGCCGGGCTCAGAGAATCAAGCGACTCGCCTAAAATGTGAATCAACCACTTATCAATACGGCTTGTGCCATCCCACTTCAGCCCCTGCAAATATTCACGCACTGGATGAAACCGGCGTTTATTTGCTACCGTTTGAATTGCCTCACTCAACTGAGCGCGGGGGATGCTTGGCAGACCATACACATCAGTCAGGTAATCCCCCAGAAGTAGATCAGCCGATGAGGCCATATCACCTACCCTTGAATGCGGCCACGGCCATAGCACGCGGGTTTGAATACTGTTGCTCAGTTCGTTGTAGGCCAGCACCGGCAACAACTTTAGGTCACACTCCAAAATCTTGATAACCATTTTGCGGGAGACCATCCAGAATTTCTTCTCTTTGTTGTAATACGGCGTAAGCCAATCAGGGATGCCGTACCCACCAAACTTTATAAAACTCCCAGCGTCAATAACGCCGCCCTCAAGTGGCAACGAGACCTTCGATTTTTTTCCGGCCTGCACTGGCTCCACGTCCGCGCCGTCAGCCGGAAGCGCAAACGCCCCAGCAAAGAGCTGCAGCACCCGCTCAGCCGTCCAGCCGTTGGTATTGATGGCGTCAGCGCAGTCCCAGCCGTCAACCACCGTGAGTGGCTCAGGGATCGGCAGCAAAGACACTGTGCAACCATGGGCTGAACGCAGCAGCGCCCCAATGCCCAACATCGCCGCCATGCCCGGTTGTTTGTGGGTGGGTAGCAATGGCTTGGTAGCTTGGGCCATGTCCTTGTCAGCCAAATTAGCGCAGTCCTCGCGCTCAGCTTTGGTTAACGGCACGCGCTTGCCATCGCAGTCAGGCCACAGCAACACAGTGCAGCCTGCCAGCCAGTGCCAGTCCGCTTTCTTCCAGGCCTTGCAGCCACCCGACCAACTGGCAACCAAGTACACGCCCGGCGCATGGGCCGTCAGCAAGTCCTGCAGCACGCCCGCTTTCTTTTCGCCCTCAACCAGAATAACGGTGGGCAATGGGAAGCAGCCCTCGACCGCAGCCAATGGCGTAATACCGCCCGGAAAATACAAAGGTCGAGGCTCATCCCACGTCTTCCAGTGCCAGCGGCTGCCACCATCCTTGGCACTGGTGCACCAGGTGTAAGGCAGCGTCTCTTTGCCGCCGTCAGACGTGCGAAAGCGCACCACATAGCCCTGCAGCGCACCGTCAATCTCATAAGTAGCGGTGTGCTCAATATCAGCCAGCACACGGTAGGGGTGGTGGAATGTGGCAGCAGGCGCATGGGTAGGCACCGGCACCACAGCGGCCCAGCCCTCCTCCGTGGCACGCACAACCGGCGCAGGCGCCACACGCGCCACCTTGACCACCGGGGCCGCATCAGAGCGCGCAGGCTGCACACCCGCCACATCCTCAAGCCCCTCTTCACGCGCCACCTGCACGGCAGCCTTACCCATGGTCAGACCATTGATGACCGCATACAGACCCACCAGATCGCCCCCGCGCTCATCGGTCGAAAAGTCGGCCCACTTGCCGGTGGTCAAATTGACCGCGCAACTGTCGCCTGAACCGCCTGACAGAGAGCCGCAAATGTACTCATGGCCCCTTTGAGTGCCACCCGGCAACCAACTGTTCACCAGCTCAGCCGCACGGGCCAACAGCGCCTCGGCCAGTGCGGTGAAATTAATCGGAGGCAAGGGAGTGCGGTCGTTCATAGTG